TCACAGGGATATCATTTAGCAAACTCAAATAGTGGTTCAACTGCTTACGAAGACGCTATCAATATTCTTGGAAATCAAGATGAATATGATATCAATCTAGTTCTTATGCCAGGTGTAACAGATTCTGGTGGAACTGGTGGCGGATCACTTGTCGGTAAAGCAATTGATATGTGCGAGGATAGAGGAGATTGTTTTGTTATTGTTGATCCAACATTAGCAAATGAATCAATTACAACTGCAACATCAGAAGCTGAAGGAAGAGATTCAAGTTATGGAGCAATGTATTATCCATGGATTCAAATTCCAGATGCTGATCTTGGAAAGAATGTTTGGGTTCCACCTTCTGTTGTAATGGGTGGTGTTTATGCTTTTAACGATAAAGTTGCACATCCTTGGTATGCACCAGCTGGACTAAATCGTGGTGGAATTGACATGGCGATTCAAGCTGAACGTAAATTAACTCATTCAAATCGAGATACACTTTATGACAGTAATGTTAATCCAATCGCAACATTCCCAGGACAGGGCGTTACTGTTTGGGGACAAAAAACGCTTCAGAAAAAAGCATCAGCTCTTGATCGAATTAATGTAAGGCGGCTTCTTATTAAGGCAAAGAAATTCATTGCTTCGACTTCAAGATATCTTGTATTTGAACAGAACAACGTTGCTACACGTAACAGATTCTTAAACATCGTTAATCCTTATCTTGAATCAATTCAGGCTAATAATGGTTTAACAGCGTTTAGGGTTGTGATGGATGATAGCAATAATCCACCGGATATGGTCGATAGAAATATCTTGTATGGACAGATATTCTTACAACCGACTCGTACTGCTGAATATATTGTTCTTGATTTCACTGTTCAACCAACAGGAGCTACATTTCCTGAAGGGTAGATAGAGCCCCTTAGCAAAAAAGTAAAGCAAAAATTCCCTAATGTTTATATTTATTATAAATGTTGGGGAATTTTTTATGTATAATGACTTTTGGAAAGAGTAGATTTGATAAAGAATATAACTGGGAAATTATTAGATTTGCAACTAAATCTGGATATACAATTGTAGGTGGTGCCTCTAAATTATTAAAATACTTTGTTAATAATTATAACCCAGGAACAATAATTACGTATGCTGATAGGAGATTTGGCTCTGGAAATGTTTATAAATCGATAGGGTTTAAATTTGTTTCCGCGACATCGCCTTCGTATTATTATATAAAGGGAATAAATGTATATAGTAGATTTCAATTTCAGAAACATAAATTAAGAGATAAGTTAAAAGTATATAATGAAAATTTATCGGAGTGGGAAAACATGATAGTGAATGGATATGATAGAATCTGGGATTGTGGTAATTTAAAATATGCAATGAAAATATAGTACTATTTTTTTCATTTCTTCATATTTATATATGAAATGAAGTACTTTAAACAAATATTGGGAGAATAAAGATGCCAGAATTAATAGATGCAAATGACATAATGTTTACACCATTTGAGCCTAAGCTTAAAAATAGATTTATCATGCAGATTGATGGTATTCCTGCTTATATGATAAAGGCAACCAATCGACCTTCTATTACATTCGATGAAGTTGAATTACATCATATGAACATTCGTCGATACGTAAAAGGAAAAGCGACGTGGGAGACTCTAGAAATGACTCTTTATGATCCCGTCGTTCCCTCAGCTGCGCAATCAGTAATGGAATGGATTAGATTATCACATGAATCTGTAACAGGTCGTGATGGATATTCAGATTTCTATAAAAAGGATGTAACGATTAATATTTTAGGCCCTGTTGGTGATATTGTTGAGGAATGGGTATTAAAAGGAGCATGGATTCAAGCTTCAACATTTGGTGATTTGAGTTTTGAAGATGCGACACCCGTTGAGATTTCTGTAACACTTCGTTATGATTACGCCATACTTGCCTTTTGATGAATAAACAGAATATATATATGTATGGTTGGTATATTAGCCTAGTACTTTATAGAGCCAGAGAAAACTTATACAGAATTAGGTAAGTTGGCAGATTGGGTCAAGAGGACATTGAATAAATTAGAGAAACAGTTATAATTAAAACTCTACATCTTAGTTAATAAAGTGAAGGATAATTGGAAAAAATAAACTAATTTTTTTTAAATGGTTTTCTTAAAAAGTATATATTTATATATGAGGTTATAACATTAAACAATAACAGGAGTTACGATATGCCAAACGAAAATAAATTTCCAAGTGAAATAGTTGATTTGCCCAGTGGTGGTAAATTATATCCAAAAGATAGTTCAGTTTCATCTGGAAAAATTGAAATAAAGTACATGACAGCTAAAGAGGAAGATATTCTCACATCACAAAACCTTATCAAAAAAGGTGTCGTGATTGATGAATTATTGAAGGCACTTATTTTAACAGAAGGAATTTCCCCAGATGATTTAATCCTTGGAGATAAAAATGCAATTATGGTTGCTGCTAGAATTTTAGCATATGGTCCTGAGTATACAGTTGAAGTAATACACCCAAATACATTAGATAAATTTCAACATACTTTCAACTTAACTGACTGCCCCTTTAAAGAATTATCAAAAGATATTGATTATTCATCAAATGAATTTGAGATTGAATTGCCAGTTTCAAAAGCTAAGCTTACGTTTAAACTATTAACAGGAAAAGACGAGAAAGATATTATTGCTGAATTAAATAGCTTAAAGAAAATTGGTAAACCCCCAACAGAAATTACAACAAGATTGAAAAAAGCTATTCTTTCAGTTAATGGTGAAACAACAACAGGGAAGATTAATTCGTTTGTCGATAATATGCTTTCACGGGATTCATTATTTCTACGAGAAGAAATGGCTCGAATTGCACCTGATATCATGTTAGAACAGGAAGTTGAATTGGAAGGAGAGACGGTCACATTGGACATTCCAATGTCCGTCGACTTTTTTTGGCCTAAAACCCGAACATAAACCTCAAATACATAAAGACATTTTCAGTCTTGTTTATTATGGACAGGGCTTTACACACGAAGATGTTTACACAATGCCTACATATCTAAGGCGTTTCTATCTTAATACTCTAATTGAAATTAAACAAGAAGAGAAAAAAGAAGTCGATAAAGCATCAAAAAAGAAACCACCTGGAGCTGTATCGCGAGCCAACATTCCCCGACGAAGATAATAGCTAATAATCCTCTTTACTTTTTGTCAAACTTCATATTTATATATGAAGTAATATATCACTATGTCTGGAGAATAAATCATGTCTAAAAAATCATATATGGATAAAAGCAATCTTTTGAGAGAGGGATTTTTTAATAAATTAATAACGCTCATAAAGCAGAGTAAAGTAAAAAAAGATCCTGTAATTAAAAATAATATTAAAAAAATGAATGACCTTGTATCCGATATTGAAAAGAGTTTAAATAAACGTCGGAAAGATCGTGGCTTGGATGCAGTTGATTTACCGAGATATAATGTTAAGGACCTATTTAAGTAATAAGAAAAATGCCAAAAACATTTGAAGATTATCAAGAGCAGAATGTAGGAAGAAAAGAAGCTATAAATCTTGAAAAAGAGCTTAATAGATTAGTTTCTGAAAATGCTGATGCTCAAAAGGAAGTTTTAACGTTTCGATCAAAAACGCTCAGTATAGCAAATAACCTTGCAGATGATTTAGCTGATGAGGTTAAACAATCAGGATATTTAAAAGCACATCATAACGATCTAGCAGATGTATTATCGAAAATATCAGAAGAAAAGATTGAGCAGTCAACCTTAGATGAATTGCTAACAGATTTATCTGAAAAGCAGTCATATTATGAAAGTATTAAACATGATTCTATAGCAGCTCAATATGCTGAGATGGTTAAAATTTTAGAATTGAAGAGAACTGAACAAGAAACTATGTCTCGTAATAGGGAAATAATGGAGGGACTGAATGACATAACAGGTGGACTTGTTTCTAAAGTTACTTCATTTACCGATAAGTTGAAAAATGCTAAGGGTTCGTGGGCAAAAGGACTTATTATTGCAGGTGCAATTGTTGGTGTTGTTAAAATGCTAGCAGATTGGACTGATAAAGTAGGTGAAAAATTTGGTGCAATTGGAGTTCAAAGTTTTCGCGGAGATCTAATGTCCGCGTCAGCTGAAGCTCAGAAATTGGGTTATGGCTTTGAAGACGTCGCGACTGTTGCAGAAACATTATCTACAGAATTTGGAGTTGGGTTTGACACTGCAATTGATTTATCAGAATCAGTTTTAGATACCGCTAGAGCATTAGGATTAGGAGCAGATGAATCAGCTAAATTAGTTGGACAATTAATGACTGTCACAAATCTTTCAGCTGAAGGAGCTGTGAATATGATGAAACAGACGACAGCTTTAGCAAAATCAGCTGGTATTGCCCCAGGAGCAGTGTTAAAAGATATAGCAGGATCTTCGGAGGATATTGCGAAATTCACAAAGGGCTCTGGAGAAAATATCGCCACTGCAGCAGTTAATGCACGAAAGCTTGGACTTTCCATTGGTGATGTTTCACAAATTGCTGAAGGGCTTCTTGATTTTGAATCGTCAATATCAAAAGAAATGGAAGCATCTGTTATGATTGGTAGACAGTTGAATCTTCAAAGAGCTAGACAGCTAGCACTTGAAGGCGATTTGAGTGGGATGATGGAAAATGTATTGTCTCAACTTGGCGGTGAATCTGAATGGAATCGCATGAGTATACTTGAAAGGAAATCAATATCTGAAGCAATTGGTGTATCGGTTGATCAAATGTCGAAACTTACAAAATTTCAGGGAAAGTCTCTAGAGCAGCTATCCTCAATGAAAGATATGAAAATTGATGAATTAGTTGGCGCTGAAGCTATATCAATGGTAACGCTATTGTTAAATCAATTAAAAGCATTAGGAACATATATTTTAGCGGGAATTTCATACGTTGTAACTTTAGGTGGAAATCTTAGAGGGTTAGGTGGGATGATTGCATCCACTGTTATTGGTACGGTACTTCTTGCTGGAACGGCGTTTGGTATTTTTGCATTGAAAGCTAAAATTATGGGATGGGCGATGAAAAAATTAGCAGTAGATGCGTCGACATCTTCACCTGGATTATTTGCTGGAGCAGCAGGCCTTGGATCACTCGCATTAGCAGTACTTGGTTTTGGTATTGGGATTGGTATTGTTGTATTTGCTGTTTCAAAGTTAATAGACAGTTTTACTGGATTAGTTAGTGTATTGATAGGAGGTGGCTCGGAATCAATTTTAATTCTCGGGGGAATGTCTCTAGCTTTCTTTGGATTAGCAGCATCTTTGGCAGCCGTAAGTATGGCTGGATTAGGAGCTCTACCAGTATTAGCTGCTCTGGCGGCAACAGGAGCATTACTTGGAGTATTTGGGGGTGGAGCTGAAGAGACTAAACTCATGCCTGTATATGATGATAGGGTTAATACTAATGTAACAACATTAACTGACGAAATAAAGGGGCTTAGAAATGACATGAAAGCTTATTTCGGTGCCGGTGGAACAGTCGCACGAGACACAGGAAAAAGCATGATTAGAGGATTAGCAACAACAGAAGGACTTGTTTAAGATTATGGGATTAGAACGACTTAAATCAGCATTTTCAAGTATTAGAGATTATGAACCTCATCCGCTTCCGATTGATCAGGATAAGCCATTTCCAGATTGGTATGACCCATATCCAAGATCGACATTTGAGTTACCATTTATTGAGAAAACTGTTTCAAAACAATCATTAATAAAGTTTGAATCTGATTTCAATAAGACTGATGAAGTTGATTTAACCAATCTAACGGCAAATAAATTGGGTCGTGATAAATTATCATTTAATGAAATTTATAATCATGATCAAACAGGTAAGGACGGAAGACTCAAGTTACAGCAAGAAAAATGGGGCTGGGATGTACCATTTATTGTTAGTGATATTCCAGAAGGACAGGGATTAAGTGGAGGTAGATTAACAAATTGGGGTAACAGAGCATTTCCAATGATGAGAGGTGTAACGGATGCAATACGAATGGGGAAATTTATTACATCACCTAAAGGATTGTTATTTGCTGCAAAACAACTTGGTTTACAATTCTTAAATCCGAGAAACAAAAGACTATGGAATCCATTGAGTTTATTAAGTGGAATACCGTTAGGAGCTGGTGTAAAGGTAAGATTGGGTAGAGGCTTTGGACCAAAATATTTAGATACTGTGGTTGGGCTACCTTCTAATCCACAAGATTCGACTTTAACTGGTAGGTTAAAATCTGCTAAAGAATTTATTGAAAATCCATTAGATAAACTCCTCTCGTTTACAAGTAAGTATGGGATTATAAATCAAGTGGACGATTGGAACTCTAAGGGGAATACTTCGCTGGACGGCGTAGCACCGATTCCGTTCGATCTCAATAATATAGCAAGCAATGCATTTAATAAACTTATCGGATGGCTCCCTGAACAAAATGTTGCCAGTGAAAAGGGCCCATATTTTCATCCTAGGACTACTAAAAAGATTCAAACATTCACGCGCCAGATGGAGGGAATTATAAATCTGGTTCCGGAAGCTACACGAACAAAGATACTTAAACATATTGATAATAATTCACATATAAAGTCACCACACCAGCGCGAAACGATTTATTCGAAGATGACAAGGCATCAGGATCTCGAAGGATTTAGTAGTAAACCTTATAGTGAAATAAATAAGGACCCGTATAATGTATCTAGTCAGACAATACAAAAATCCCTATTTCCAGAATCACATCCGTTTTATGCATATGCTGGATTAGATACGAATCGAAATGATAAACTTACAACATATCCTTTACGGAATATCCCAGACTCCATCCCAGACTCCATCGAAGCTTCAAAAAACGGAATGCCATTTTATTTTCAAGATCTTCGAGACAATACTTTCATCGTATTTCGAGCTTACCTTGAAGGAATAACAGAAAATGTTTCACCGTCATGGGAACCTGAAAACTATATTGGAAGAAGCGAACCAGTATTTATTTATGAACAGGCTGAAAGAGATATATCATTTACGTTGAAATTGGTTGCTCAAACATATGACGAGCTAAATGCAATTTACGGCAAAATGGAAAGATTAACATCATTATGCTATCCACAGTATCAGGAAGATAAGTTATTAAGCAAGGTACGAAAAAAACCACCATTAGTTAAATTTAGATTGGGTGAATTATTTGGCAGAGATGGAAAAGAAGTAACTGGATTTATAAAATCATTAACATATGATTATGCTGATACATCTCCATGGGAAACAGTACAGGGAAACCGGGTCCCAAAACATATATCAGCGCAGATAAGTTTTCAAATACTTCACGATTCTGTACCACAATTAGGAACGAAATTTTACGGTTTTGAGAAATTACAAGAGGCACCATAATGAGCAGATATGAAAGAACACCAATTGATAGAGTAGAATTATCAACAAAATACAAAGATAGAAGAGGTACTATATCAAAGTACAATACAACTATCTATAAAGAAGTTGAGGAAAAAGATAGCGACATATATCTAATTGCACAGGAAGGAGATAGGCTAGATAATTTGGCTTTTGAATATTATGATGACCAGCGACTTTGGTGGTTTCTTGCAAATGTAAATAATCTATCTTCAATGAATGTTCCAGCCGGAACATCTTTAAGGGTTCCAATTTCAACAGAAGATGCAACTGAAATATAAGCGGATAAGCGGTTATGGGAATAAACAGTAGAGTATTTGGATCTGACATTGATCCAAAAATTAAGGAAAAGTTAGAAAAGCGGCAAGAAGTAGCAAATGCTCCCGATCCAAATACATCAGTCGAGGATTATCATAGCTCATTCAACACACTCGCGGATCTATCATCGAGAACTCCATTTGCACGTATGTGGACAGCTGTGCAGTTACAGGAATTGGGAAAATTAGAAAACGATAAGACTGAAGGTGGAACGAAAGATATCGATAAGCATATACATTATATTATTTCTGGAGAACATAAATCTAGAAAAAAATTCCCTAACAAAGAACAGAAGATTTATACGATTGGGAATCATATATTAAATACTTTACAGCTACCGCCCAATACATCAACAGAAGAGAGATATTTTAACGATCAGCAGCAAACTAATAAGAATGAATTCATGATGCCACCTGAAGGTATTACATCAGTAACATCTGCTACGGAGGGTATGTTAGGAACAATTAAGAAAACAACTGTTAATTTTATCGTAAATAATTTTCATGATTATGAAAATATCTATAGTAAATTCTTCTTACGACCTGGCGCACAATTATTTGTAGATTTTGGATGGGATATCGCAGATTTATATGATCCATCGGAGCTAGTTAAAGAATCTGATACGGTTATAAATGAAAAACTATATGGAGACGGAGGATATGTAACACGCTCAAAAGGAGATTTAGAAACAGTCGTAGGATTTGTAACTACATTTGATTCAAAAATTAGAGAAAATGGTAGTGTTGAGTGTAGTGTTGAAATAACATCAAGAAATGCAGCTCTCTTTTCAAGAGAAGTTGATGATAAATTAAAAAACTTAATAACACATAGTTTAGATATAGAAA